CAACGACGAGCGCGAGGACGTGCGAGAAGTCATCACCAAGGCCCTGGACATCCCGCTCCGACCAAAGGCGCAGGAATACATCCAGAGTGCCGTTGATCGCTTCCCGATGTACGACCCTCGGCTCACCAACTACCTGACCAAACGAGGTGAGCAATGAGCGAAGACCTGGACCTGAAGAGGGTCCTGCGCACGCTCGACGAGTTCGGTTCGACCTTCGACAAGGCGAACGACGCGCCGGGCATCACCAAGACGGCCGGGGATGATCTCCAGGAAACGTCCACCCAGCCTTCGCTGCGAGGCGTCCTGTCGTCCACCGATCGCATGTACCTCCAGCGCAGCCTGATGAAGCTGTCCGGGCAGGAGTTGACCGAACTCCTGTATCTCCAGATGGCCAAGAAGGACACTGGCATCTCGATCGAGAAGGCATGGGGTTCACAGGCCGCCCTCGCGGACGATCCGTACATCTCCAAGGCCCTCGACACGTCGGGCGGCGCCGCCCTCCAGCGGCAGGACTTGGAGCCGATCCTGTATGCCATCTTCGTCAAGAAGTTCCCGGCATATGACCGGTTCCGCAAGGAGCCGTCCAACGGCGTCGTCCACACCTGGAACCAGATCACCGACTATGGTGATGCCGAGTTCATGACCGAACTCGGGACGGTCACGGACGACACGGCGACCTACCAGCGCCAGACCACGAACATCGCCCAGCTGGCGACCCGACGTGGTGTGACGTTCAAGGAGCAGCTGGCCGTTCCTGCCGGTGGCATGAACTGGAATCCTCAGATGATCGAGATCGAGCAGGGCCTGACCGCGATGGCCCACAAGCTCCAGAAGACGATCTTCCAGGGCCAGGCCGCCAACTCCGGTGGCACCGCATCGAACGAGCTTGGTCTGTACGACCCCAACGGGTTCACCGGCCTGCGCTCGATCCTCAACACGGCCGATGCCGTCAACTTCAGCCCGTACCTGACCACGTCGCCCGACGCGTTCGTCGGTGCCTTCAACGACGCTGTCACGAACATCGGCAACAACGTCGGTACGACCCCGAACGTGGCCTACCTGCGGCTCGCCGAGGCGGCCCAGCTGGCCAACCAGCAGACCGACATCCAGCGGACCGTCGATCGGACCGAGTTCGTTCCCGGCGTGGTGGTTCCGGCCATCGCATCGTCGGCTGGGCTCATCCCGGTCATCGGTGTTCCGGGTGACTCCATCGGGACCTACACGGCGACCGGCACGTTCTCCGGCAACACCGTGGCGGACATCTATGTACTCGACGATTCGACCATGACGCTGCCGTTCCTCGGCGCACCTGGTCCGTCGGTGCTGGAGATCCCGCCTGGCGTGGCCGGTCAGCTGACCCGGCTGTTCATCGTCTGGTGCCTCATGGGTCTTGCGGTCAAGGTCGTTCCGGCCTCGACGAAGATCCGAGCCAACCTGGCGACCTCGTAATCCAACCGGGGGGCGGTACCAACCTGCCGCCCCCCGACTCCTCCATTCAGCCTTCTCACCATATGGTGGCCGTCCTCGCGGTCGCTAAGGCGCGAGGTCGTGTGGAGGCCCCTCTCCCTCATGCGGCCTCGCGCCGCCAGCCTTACCGTCTGTTGTTGCGGGAGGAGGATCGCTGATGCTCCAGACCTACATCTCGCCCCTGCGGTTCATCAATGGTGGCTTCGGTATCGATACTTCTTCACTGACGGCCGTGGCGCTTCGCAACACACTCGTTCGGGCGACGAGCTTGGTGAACACGTATTGCGGCTTGTCCCTCATCCCCGACCAGACCGATTTCCGCGGTGGTTCCATCACCAACGAACAGCACTCATTCCCGATCGCCTCTCATTACGGACTGGATGACCCACAGATTCGCCGGGTCTATCCGACACGGCGACCCATCCGCGCTGTATCGGCCTTCCGAATCATGTTCACGGCTTCATATAGCATCACGCTGGATCCGGCGACCGACCTGTTCATCAACAATCAGGCTGGATATGTCGAGATCGTGGCGTCACAGCCGACCATCATCGGCTACCCGCCCATCGGCTACTGGTTCGGTCTCTATCAGCCGGTCGCTCAGATCTCCTACACCTACGGTTGGCGATTCCCGGTCGTCGGAGACGTAGGTGAAGCCGTGTCGACGACCGAGTATCTGGCTTCGTTCGGCAACTGGGATACCACATCGACCGTGACTGTCTATGGCGATGGCGTGGAGATCGATTCGGGTGATTACACCCTTGACTATGATGCCGGCAGCATCACCTTCACCGAGACCACGATGCCGGATCCCGACGTGGTGGTGACAGTGGATTACACGAACACGTTGCCGGATGCGCTGGCACAGGGAACCGGCATCGTGGCGACCGACATCATCGGCCAGTCGCGTATCGCCAGTCGAGGGATGACCGGGTTGTCCAGCATTCGCGTCGCCGAGGTGGCCATCACTGCCATGCAGCCGGGGCGGTATATCACCAAGAACGGGGTGACTGTCCCTGTCCAGGCGGCGGCGCTGCTCGACGGATTCGCGTCTGGGGTCGTTGGGTCAGGGTGAGGTTCTACCGGACCACGCGCTACCCACCCCGTTGTGCATCGTGGTGGTAGGCCACGACTCGGGCCAAAGCCTTGTCCGTCCGGTCAGGTTATTCTCGTAGGGCTGTCAAGGAGGCGTCATGTCGTTGATCACCGCCGCCGAGATGGCAGCCATCCGCGAAGTCGCGGAATCCGGATTGGTCACGCCGGTCTATATCCAGACGAAGAGCATCGATCGCGACGCACCCGATGGTTGGTCAGAGACATGGGTCGAGTCGTCAACGCCGGTTGCTGGCTGGCTTTACGAGATCACGCCATCTGGGGCGACTCTCGGGGTCGTTGCCGGGGCGGTCGGTCTGGCCGAGTCGCTGTGGTTGCGTCTTCCGGTCGGCACGGCGGTCGAACCTGGTGATCGGGCTCGGGTGGGATCGTCGACTTTCGTCATCCAGCATACCAATGACGACTCGACCTACCTGCCGTGGCTGGTGTGTTCGGTGAAGATCGTGGTCCCACGCTGATGGCGGTGTTCAACATCCCGGCCATTCTCGCTGCCGTCAGGGCAGGCGAGTCAGAGGCCCTAGAAGTCATGGCCGAAGGGGTTGCTTCCGATGCGCGTCGGCGAGCACCGGTGCGCAAGGTGTTCAGGGAGAAGAAGGGTTACCGTCGCAAGTTTCGACCATTGACTCCGCTGGAGAAGGGGTTGGCTATCAGACGTGCGCAGACGTACTACTCCAACGACCCATTCCGAGCGGCTCAGGTCACTGCTCACATCAGGAACTATGGTCGAGCCGAAGTGCATCGCAAGGGTTCGGCCAATAGTCTGGTCAGGAGTCGTACGCTTCGTAATCTCGGAGTGATTCGGGGACGTGACTTCATCCCGAGGGTCGATGCTCGTCGAGTCGGAAGTCGACGTGGCATCGGCTATGAGTCCGAGGCTCTTCGGCCACTTCTCACGGCTCGTGGTCGGACCGAGGTCCGATCTGGACGAGCGGTCTACAAGAAAGTGCTATCCGGCGGCGACACGGAAGTGCGCATCGGTGGCAAGTTGAAGGCGTCCATCGAGTCCGAGGGCGTCACTGTCGCAGGAAACGGGGCGAAGGCCCGTGTCACAGCCGGGATCCGCTACGCCAAGTATGTGGAGTTCCCGACCGTTCGGACTGCTGCCCAGCCATTCCTGCTCCCAGCCCTACAGGGCCACCGCAAGCGACTCGTCAAGGCAGTCGCTGCGGAGGTTCGCAAGTCGCTTGGAGGCTGACCATGGCTCTGGTCGTCCCCTGGCCTAGTTTCCGGCAGGCTGTCATCCGTCAACTCCGTTCCAACCTCGTCCTCAAAGCGTCGTTGCCGGGAGGGTGGTCGGAGGCAGTCGCCCCGCCGAGTACGGAACATCCACTCGGGGTCATCTCGTTGCACTACGCTCCGGCCGATTACGACTGGACGGGCGTGACGACGATCATCGGGTTCGATGTCTTCATATTCGCAAAGGATAGTGGTCAGGCAGCCAGCCTGGACCAGCTTGTGTTCGACACCTTGCAGGATGCAAGGTTGACTCCGACCGGGCAGACCAGCCTCACCTGTCGCCGCGTCAGCACCATCTCGTTGACTGACGAGGACGCAGAAGGCGCATCCATCTGGCAACTGGGCGGGATCTGGCAGGCCATCACGGTCCAGTCCAATCCGTCGCTTCAGAGCCTGTCATTCACCGTCGACTCCGACATCGCCTAGCCCCTTGGGGCAGAAAGGACCACCGTGGCCGCAAACAGCGATACCAGACTTTCAGGTCTGAACGGCGCGATCGCCATCGGCGGGGCACTTCCCTCGCCGGGTACCCTCGTCGCCGCCAAGACCGAGTGGACATTCAGCAACCAGCGTGATTTCTTCGATGGCTCGGCCTTCGGAGATACCAACAAGCGATGGTTCGCTGGCCTGCGTGATGCGCAGGGTACCTACTCGGGTCTGCTCGACGTGTCGGGCGATCTGCTCCTCAACGCGGCTGGCCTCGGCGCCCAGTTGCTCTACCTGTACGCAGACTCCAACCAGGGCGGCTCTTCGGTCGGCCTGTATGAGGTCGCCCACGGGTCGGGCTTCCTCGACGCCACCGTCAACTGTAGCCTCAACGACATGGTCAAGGTCAGTGGTCAGTTCCGGGCCGCTGCCAACTGGACCATCTTTGACGGGTCCTAGTCCAGTAGACTCGTAGCACCTGACTGAGAGGGTGAGTGGTGTTCGAGAGTATCAACGGTGATGCTGGCTATGTGACGGTCGCTGGGGCCGCCAAGGCTGGCATCATCAGCAGGTGGAATATCACGCGCTCGGGACTGAACCCGGACGGCACGCCGGTGCTTCGGTTCCGAGCGCAGTTCTCATGGGTCAATGACGTACTCATGGGCCTGAAGATGAAGAAACGCGTCATCGTCCAGATGAAGACCAAGTATGGCATCGAGAGTGTCGACATCCTCGTATGGGATGAGGCCAGGTTCGAGGGTGGGGTACTCACGCTGGAGAATGTGAAGTACGCTGAACTGAAGTACCGCGAGATCGCTCGCCAGGGAGAGGGAGTGCCATGACGAAGAGTGCGGCCAAGGAGCCGACTTACATCACCATCGACGGGGAGGAGTTCGAGACGGCCACCGTGGTCGATCGAAACAAGACCTACGTCATTCGCGAGATCAGCGTGGAGGAGAACCAGACCATCGAGAAGGCTGCCACGGGGAAGGATGGGAAGTACGACTTCCACCTCTCCATGGTCCTCTCGTTGGCCCAGGGCATCGTCTCCCCACCGACCTCACCCGATGACATCGGCAAGTGGCCGGGTCGCCGTTACGTCCTTGTGTCGCGGGCGTTCAATCGCCTCAATACCGTGGGACCGGAGTCGGACCCAAACGCCCAAGGCCAGAGCGGGTAGAGCTTCTCAATGTCGCCCACTTCTGGCGCATCGCCCCACGGGAACTGAAGCGATATTCGTTGCGGGAGTATCGCGAACTTCGCTGGTACTACGTCGATGCCCTGCGGGCGATGGATGAGGCCAGTAAGCCGACGACACCCGATGCTCCTGATACGCAGCGACAACTTCAGGTGATGCGCGACCGTGAGGGCGTCATCCGTGATCGTGGCTACGCGACCCAGGATGAGATGCGAGAGGGGAGGTGAGCCGTGGCTGAAGAGTCCGAACTTGTCGGCGGTATCAGCGTCGAACTCAGCGCCAGCGATACCAAGCTGGCATCAGACCTCGCGGCTGCTGAACGCCTCGTCCAGGAGGCCGTGCGCCAGATGTCGGCGCAGGCGACCGTCACCCTCAACGCGCAGGTGCGTACACCAGCTGGTGGTGCCGCTGGTGGTGGCGGCGGGGCGATTGACTACACCCAGTTGGCGAATGCCATCTCGACCGGCGTGGCTGGTGCCATCCAATCCGTCCCTCGTGGTGGGGGAGGGGGTGGGCGGAATCAGGGTACGCCGGTCAGTTTCGGCGCGTTCGGCAGCGTCAGGGGTGGGACGCTGGAGAACCTGCCGGCCGATTTCCAACGTCAGATCAATGAGGCCCTTGGTACGGGTGAGCAGCAGGCAGTCGAGGGCGTTCGGCAGGTCCAAACACGGGTAGCCCAGCAGGTCGAGCGGGCTCCCGTCGAATCCATTCCGGTGTCAGTCAGTGCTGAGTCGCTGACAGCCGAACTCGCCTCGCTGACAGCCGAACTGAAGACCTGGCGAGAACAGGCCGAACAACTCCTGACCCTGCCATCCCCGACCACCCGTCGACGAGGAGGTGGTGGGGGTGCTGCTGGTGCCACCGTCGCGGAGGAAGGTGACGAGGAAGGCGGCACGATCGGTTTCCAGACTCGTCAGGCTGCCTTCGAGTTGCGTGAAGGGCAGAGTCATGAGGCTCGCGTCCAGCAGACCCGACGGACCGCTGCCCAGCGTGCCTATGCCGATTCTGAACGTGCTCGTCACGGGGAACTCGACAATATCGAGCGGTTCTACAACGAGGCCGAGCGTATCGTCACGCGGCACTTCGATCGCGAGTCGTCCAGGATCGGGGATTTCTACGAGCGGCAGGCGTCCATCCCGACCCATCCTTCGCCCAACAACAATCTGCTGATGGAATCATCGGCCGTCACCTACGTTCCTGCCCGCGACGATGTCCGTCGACCACCCACGACGCGAGCCAACCTGTCTCCCGAGGCACGAGCCGCCAGACTTTCTGCTGCGAGCGAGCGGGTTGCTGAAGCACGACGGGTTCGAGAGGCGGCGGCTGATCGTGAGTTCAATCTTCGTGAGGATCCGCTGACTGATGCTGCGGTCAGGGAGTCATTGCGTGGTCGATCCATCTCCGAGGCTCAACGCGAACGACGGATCCAGCAGAATATCGAACGACAACGGGCTGGCATCACTGCTGCTGGTCAGACAGGTCGGACGGCCGCATCCGGATTGGGTGCGTTGTTCTTTGGTACTCGCGGGGCTGGCATCGAGGCGCGTAGCGAGCAGGCTGCGGCCGAGCGGGAACTGACCGAAGCAGAACGGGCCGCATTGCCGATCCGGCGGCGGTTGGCAGAACTCGATGAGCAGGCTGCTGATGCCGGTTCAGAGGCCGAGCGCCGGCGTTATCAGCAGGCTGCCGGTGTTCTGCGTCGAAGTGAGGTCACCCAGGCCGTATTTGCCCGCGAGGAAGAGGGTGTCCGTCGCCTCGAAGCGGCTGATACCAGATTGCGGAAACTGGAGGGCTTCGGTTCCATCGCCCGGAACCTGACCGCGGTTGCCGCTGGGTCAGCCGTATTCAGTGCCGCATTGCGGGCAGTCGATGTCGTGGTCTCTGCCATCGTGCCATCGCTCGCAGCATTCGTCGACGAGCAGACAGGTTTCGCTGCGACCTCGACCCGAGTCACCTCGGCGTTGGCTCAACAGACGGCGGCCATGCATGGCAATGTTGATGCGACATTGGCTCAGGCAGAAGCCCAGGCAGGCGTGTCAGCCGAGGCTGCGACTTACCTCAATACCCAGTTGCGGTTGACGACTCAGGTCAAGGCTGGCGCACTCGCGCAGCAGCAGGCATCCGATCTGTTCCGCGCAGCAGCAGGAGCCGGTGGTCCGCAGGGCCTGTTCGGTGGCTTCGGTGGTATTGCCGGAACCAGCCTGCTTGGTACACAACTCGGTGGCGGAAAGGGTTTCACCGAAACGGTCTTCGGTGACCTACTCAATGTCAACCGTCCAAAGGAGGGTGGTACCGACCTCGGTGCATTGCTGGGCCAGGGTCTGTCGTACCTTGGGAGTGAGGAGTTCCGAACCGGTATCGATGCGCTCGGGAAGGCGCAGGGCCAGAAGACCCCGCTCGAAGAGGTCTTCCCGTTCTCGTCGACTGTGCTGGGTGGGCTTGGTGATCTGGTCTTCCGTGGTGGTCAGCCGGAACAGCAACCCGGTGCTGCCTCGGGGACCACGGGGCAGGACCAGATCAACGAGGTTGCCCAGAACTACCTCGATAGCCTGAACAGTGCTATCGATCGTGGTGGTGGGGCACCGGGGCAGTTCACTTTCACCGCAGATGTGGAACAGCGACGACTCGGTGCTGCTGCCGCCGCGACAGCAGGAGACCTCGCCGGGGCCGCAGCAGCAGCGCAGGGCTTCATCATCGCCGTCAATGGAGCGGCCGGAAGTGCTGAACAATATCAACAGACGGTACAGGCTGCTGCTGTCGGAGTATCCAAGCCCGATGTCGATACGCTCCGGCGTGAGAATAATGCCGCTCGCGAAGCCCTGGTCCGATCGGCCGAGCGTCAGCAGCAGTTCACCCTCGGGACGCAGTTGCCAGCACAGGCGGCGCTTCGGAACCTCGCCAACCCACCGGCTCCGGTCGGTACCGGCATCAAGGCAGCGAACGCGGACGAGCAGTCACGCATCGAGAAGGGCCAACAGCGAACCATCGCCCTCCAGACGCAACTCAACTCGTACTACGCGCAGGGTCGACAGATCCTTCAGGAGACCTACCAGATCCCGCCGGCACTTATCAGCAGCATCCGGTCCATCGGGCAGGAGATCGCCTCTATCCAGGCGGGTATCCGCAATGATCAGGCGGCCTATCAGGTGGCCCAGTACAACTTCCAGCTGCGTATCGCTCGCCGAACGCTGGCAGATATCGGCGGTCTGACCGGCAAGAACTTTGGGGCTGGACAGTCATATCTCGGCATCCTGGAACGCCAGAATCTTGCCCTCTCGCGACAGGCCCAACTCCTCCAGTTCGCCCTCGCCCAACGCCAGATCAACTTCCAGGTGGCGGTGGCTGGGTTTCAGGTTCCGGGGGTTACTCCCGAGGAACGGCAGGCCAATGTCAAGGCTGCGCAGATCGAGGCTGACTACGCTCAGAAGCAACTTGATATCCAGCGCAAGATCTTCGGGAATCAGGTTCAGATCGTCGATATCCAGAATCTTCGACAGGGGGCCGATCTCGCGGCGCAGATCCAACTGTTACTCCAGGGTCGGCAGGTCACCATCGATACGGCGCTGGCCGAGGAGAAGCTGCTGCGTCTTCAGGCTCTCCAGCAGGAGCAGGTCGCTCAGGCTAGTACCTACCTCACCAAGATCGATAACCTGGCGGCTGCTGCCTTCAGTGAGATCCAAGCCCTCGAAACTGCCGCTGTTCGCGCCCTCGGCAGTGCAGCGGAGCAGGTCATTCGGCAGTACGGTATCGTCATTCGCTCCATCACCTCTCAGTTGAATGCTGCCACAGCGAGTCTGAGCGGGGCATCGTTCAGTCAGTACGCCATCTATGGCGGCGGCGGCAACGCGCAGGGGTATGTGGGTACCACATCAGGCCCGACTCTGACCGGTGCTGGCTGGATGGGTGAGGCCGGGACCGAGGCGTATGCCATCCTGCGTAATCCCAAGCCCATCCTCAGTGGCGGAGCAGGTGGTGGCACCTATGTCGTTCAGTTCAGTGGTGACATCCATGTCCGGTCCGAGGATGATATCGACAAGATCGCTCGCAAGGTCGAGCAGGCCATGGGTCGTAAGGCCAGCGCGATCGGGATGCGGTCGATCGGATGAGCGTCGAGGTCCTGATCGGCGGGACTGACTACTGGTCGGACATCATCTTCTCGACCGCCCGTTTCGTCAGCCAGGTCAACGCATCGCCTGGCGAAGCGAAGTTCAGGGTTCGTGATCTCGATCGCACCAAGTCGTTTACCGCTGGCCAACCGGTCATCCTGCGGGTCGATGGGAGTAATGTCTGGCGAGGTTTCATCGTTGGCGTGAACCGGGTGTATATCGCCCCGGCCTTCAATGTGTCGGATTTCGGACTGGCTCGTTTCATCGATATCACCTGCGTTGACGTGAACATCCTCCTGCGACGGCGGTTCGTATTCAAGCAGTCGGCTCCGGCCGAGGTTCTGGCTCCGCTGTACGGGCCATACACCGCCGATACGACTGCCATCGCGGCGCTCTTTGCTGGCTGGCTGGACCTGACTGGCGATGGCCTCGATACCAGTACCTATGTCGAGAACGTCGGAGACATCAACGCTGACCAGGAAGCGCGAGCATGGGAAGGTGGGGATGAGTGGGGACAGGCGATGGCGTCGATCGCCTCGCTACCGGCCGCCATCTACTACATCGACCCGGATCTCAACTTCGTCTATACCGACGTGGACACTCCCAATGCTGCCTATGCGATGTCCGACCAACCCGATGGAGTGACGAGTGTCGGCTATCGGGAGATGGAGATCCTGATGGATGGCGGCGGGCTGGCCAATGATGTCCTTGCCTGGGGTGCGGGCTACGGTAGCGACACTCCGGTCTTCGTGCGCGACCAGGACGCGACCAGTCAGGCTGAGCATGGTCTATGGCAGGTCGGGGTCACTCGGTTCGGGGTCTATAAGCAGGCGACCATCAATCGCATCGCCGAATCCATCATCGATGGGTCGCCGCAGTCCAAACGCGGGGCCAAGAACGACAAGGTCGCGGCTATCGTGACGACTTACACCCCTGGATTCCTGCCAGCCCAGAAGATCGACTTCACCAGCAATGTCTTCGGTTTCAACGATGTCATTCCCATTCGGATCATGGAGACGACATTCGAGGCACCGAACAATCCGAAATATACCCTCACCCTGAGCCATGAGATCGATGTTCCGTTCGGGTTCATCGACCCATTCATCCTCCAGTGGCCCGACATTCGCATCTTCATCCCTGAGGGCTGGCGGATCCCGCGCAGTCGATGTCCGAATGGTTGCATCATCATGCGTTGTGCCTATGACGACTTCAATCGGGTGGTGTCGGCTCCTGACTGGGGTGGTTACTGGGTGACCAGTAGTTCGTCGGCTGCCGGTGGTGGCATCACTGGTGGGGTTCCGAATGTCGTCGACACGGCGACTTGGAACATCTCCGAGAGCCCGACGACTCAGGTCGAATCTGCGATTCGACGGTTCGACCTTACGCCATGTACGAATGGTGAACCGTGGGACTATTACGTCTCGTTTACGGCCGATGCCGCGTTCAACTCGTATGAGGTCTATAACACGGTCGGCACTCCACCGCCGGGGTATGTCTTCTTCCCGGCGAACTATGTCCTAGATAACTTGATCGCCAAGACTGTTCCCCAGCAATACCTTCAGTTCTGGTTCGAGTCACAGGGACACAGTGGTCCGAACTCGAACAATCCGACTACCCTTCGCATCGCCATGGACAGTACCAATGGGGGTTATTGGACACTAGGCGACCTCGGTGGAACCGGGGCATGGCCGACGCCAACAGCCTTCTCGTTCTCCAATGGAGCGACGTACAAGGTTCGGGTTCGATCTGAAGATGGTGCTGCCAAGGCCAAGCTTTGGAACGCCGTTGATCCAGAACCTGGGTCATGGGCAATCACGAGATCGGATCTAGCTGGGTCTCTTCTGACTCCCACTGCATTCGGTGTTCAGTTCACCCGAGGCATGGTCGGCGGGACAGCTCTGATGGCATCGTTCACCATCGATCCTGTCCAGATCGACCTTGTCTGCGGTGACTTCATCACCGAGGTAGGTGGTGTCTGTACGGTCGGAGCCGACACCGTTCCAAGGGTCTACGCGCCGCCCCCGTCTGACCCGACTGGTCGGGGATGCGAGAATCCATCCCGTATCTCGGGGTTCATCTATCGAACATCCGTTTCCTACATCCCATTCTCGACCCTGGTTTGGCGCAACGGTATCCTCCAGCGGCGATTCGCGGACTATACCGAGACGCCTTCATCGAATGACATCACCTTCGATGAGTATGTCTTGCCGACGGATATCATCCGGGTCTGTTACTACATCGCGGAGGCTCCCTGATGGCAACCGTGCAGATCCTCGTGACCGAGCCCGGTGGTTCGCCGGTAGATATCACCAACTCGGTGATGTTCCGCGAAACTTCATTCGAGCAACAGATGAACGCGGTGCCGGGGTCATTCCGGGTCAAAGTCCGCGACCCCGACCAAGTGTGGGACTTCCATACCGGCTGGGAGATCGAACTGCTCGTCGACGGCATCACGATGTTCGGTGGCTATGTCACCCAGGTCGGCCTGATTCATCAGGCACCTGCGGCTGATACATCCGATCTCATGAGTTACGACTTGCGGGCATGGGAACTGCGCGGTGCCGACTACAACATCATCTTCGACCGTCGGGTCTGGCGGGACACCGCCGATTACCTGAGTTACATCGACCTATCGGCGTTTACGACGGATGGGGCCATCCTGACTGAACTGGTCGACAACTACGCGGATCTGTCCGACTTCGATTCATCTGGTATCGAGGCCATCGCCACTATCGCTGGTGGGGATCTCATCGAGCAGGGCCAGAAGCTCCGGACCGAGTTCGAGCAACTATCGTTCTTCGGCGCTGCGGTCTGGTACATCGCCCCGGATAAGACATTCATCTACAAGCCATACGAGGATGTCGAGAAGCGATGGGGCTTTAGCGATGTCCCCAACTTCAATGCCATCACTACCTCGCCGGCGTCCTATCAGGGGGCGCTCTATCCATTTCGCGAGGTCGAGGGCCAGGAGGATGGGTCGTACATCCAGAACGATGCATTGATCTGGGGTGGATCGAAGTATGCCGGATCTGGCGGAACGGTCTTCGCCCGCGTCCAGGATGCGACGAGTCAGACGACCTATGGTCGCTGGCAGATCGGTGAGACACACTTCGGTGATGGTAAGTACGCCATCCAGGACCAGGTCACTGCGCGGGCCAACGTCATCGTCAACGGGCCGCCTGGGGCTGACAGTTATGGTCAGCAGAAGGGTCTTCGCTATACCCAGTGGCAGTTCAGCTTCACTTGGCATAGCGAAGACGTTCCATTTCTGACGGGAACGCCAGACCACATCGTTCCGGGTGACAATGTGACCATCGTCATGGATACCTTCGGGGTCACCAAACTGTTGCCTGTCAGGACGCTGCGGACGACGTTCCCCGATGCTCAGGCGGTTGCTGGTGATCCGAACGATCGGGTTGTCCAGTTCCAGGCGACGTTCGGTCTCCAACTGTCCGACCCATTCACCCTGTGGGATTATCTGCTCAACGCCGAGCAACGCATCATCGATACCATCCAGACCACGCAGGCAGTCGTCACATCGTCTTCGACCGCAACGACCTATGGTGCCTCATTCACCGGTGAGCCGACCCCAGCGACCGATGGTGCCGAGACGACGTTCGCCATCCCATTCGGCTACATCAGTGGAACGCTCCAGGTCTATCTCAATGGTCTGGCCCAGCGTCCGACCACGGACTTCACCGAGTCGGATAACGTAGCTGGTGAGTTCACCCTGACCTCGGCGCCGTTGTCGGCGGACAACCTCTACGTCGTGTGCTTCACGCTGGAGGCATAGATGACAAGGAATCAACACGACTTTCAGTTGGATCACTTCGGCGATGCGCTGGATACCCAGATCGTCATCGATGGCGATATCGGATCCTACCTCTCGGGGACCGGTCTTCACGAGGTGTTGTCGGCGATGAACAGTGGTATCGCCGGTGGATCGGGCGGGAGTGGTCTGGCCTATCTCATCGATGCTGTCGATTCGATCGACTTCCCTGGCGTCAGGTTCACCGGGACCTATGCGGGTAATCCAGCCAACTGGATCGGTGGCAAGGGTGGTGACGGAGGCGATAACGAAGCCAGACTCTTTCTCGATGCTACCGATTCTGGTTACATCTGGTCTCAACTCAATGTCACCAAGAGCGGGACCCAGGCGGCGGATGTCTTCCTCGACAGTGATGGCTATATCTATACCTACTCCACGGTGCAGACCCAGCACACGACCGGGACGGAGCATCTGTTCTACGGCACAGGAATCATCTTCCCCGTCCAGTCATCTGATCCAAGTAGCCCATCGAATGGACAGGTCTATTACAACACCACCACTCACAAACTCCGGTTGCGGGCGAATGGTGGGTGGGTCGACCTGAACTGACAGCAGTGGAGGTTCGGTATGTCGCATTCACAGCCATACCGATGCCCTCGTTGTCGTCCATGGGCACGGGTCGCTCGGCGAGATGGACGACGCCTCGGCTGGGCTGTTGAGGCCGATTATGTCGGGTTTCTCGTGACTGGTCCCTACGCAGGACGCAAGCGGCCACCGGAACGATGTCCGAACTGTGGTACCACCTTGGAGGCTGTCTGATGGAATCTGTGCGTAGTAGCCATGGGATGTCGCATCTTGCGATGGCCCATGGGGAAGACTAGGATGGTTTGACGATGACCGACTTTCTCCAGGGCGTGATTCTTGGAATGGTCCTTGGGATATTCCTTGGATATGTCGTGATTCCCATCATGGTCGATGTGACGACCCGCTATATGCGGACCCATCCTGTCCGTCGTGGCCGGTGAGGACGGCAACCCGCGCCGAGATGATTATCGGCTGGCGCGGATTGTGGTTGCTGGTGGATTGGTGTTCGTCCTGGCCATTCTGCTCCTCCTCGATGCTGTGCAAGTCGACTATGAACTCCAGCCGACCACCCTCGGGGTCCTGTCCACGATGATCTTGGTCCTCCTCGGTATCGAAGCGACATCGGTTCTACGGCGATGATCGGCGGCTTCGACCACGTTCACGTCACGGAGCGCGAGGTCGCCCATCAATCGCCCTGTGGCTGGGATGACGCGAAGTGGGAGGACTGCACCTTCATGTCGGCGGTCGAGTGGTGGCGGGCAACCGGCCATCCCGATGTCCCGGCGACCCATGAGGAAGGTGAGCATCTCCGCTGCGCCTCGGGCCGGTCGATGCTCGGTGGGACCAACCTGTTCGACGTGGTCAAGGCGATCCGCGCTCGGTACAAGGCATCGACTCCCGCTCCGATCCGGGGCTTCTCGACCCTATGGGGCGCACTGAAGCCGGGCACCGTCGCCGTGTCACAAGGCAGCATGGGCGCGTTCCCGTCAACCTCCAAGTGGCGGCGCTGGGATCGGAGCTTCGGCGGCGCTCATGCAGTTTGCATCTTCCGGGTCGATGCGTCCGACCGCGTATGGTGGTGCGATCCGCTGGCACCAAAGGGCACCTACTCGGGCGAATGGATGAGCAAGGCCGATCTGAAGAAGTACGTCGATGCCTTCGGCGGCTATCACCTAGTCGGGAAGATCGTCCCGTCGAAGGAGGAGGATATGTACCACAGCAAGCCGGGTGGCCCGATCATCGGCACGGCAGCGATGCTCGCCGGCCGGTATCTCCTGAATACGACCGACCCGAAGGGCAAGCGGTACGGCCCGCGGACGACCGGCGAGGCATACACGGTCTACGCGGCGATGGATCTGGTGGACCCCAAGGGCGTCCCGATCGACATCGACGGGAACCAGCCGCCCAAGAACAACCGCGACCAGGTCTATCTCGTCGATCGCCCGGAGTTCGGAGCCTCCGCTTTCGCGTTGCGGCACGATGTGACGTTTGAGCCGATCGTCGTGACCGTGCCCGATCCCGATTGCGTTCCCAAGCAGGCCGTCGATGACATGATCACCGATGCGGTCGAGGCTGACCGGGCCAAGGCGAAGGTCGGGGTGGTCTACGGATGATGAGGCGCGGGGCGATCACCGGAGCGATCATCGCCCTTACCCTCTTCCTCGCCGCCGCGACCCCGCCGCCCGATGACGCGGTCGCTATCCTGTGGCAAGACTTCTGTGAGCGAAAGCCGGAGCACCAGAAATGTCAGACACCTACCCCGAGCCCATCCACACCTGCTCCTACCCCTCCTCCGCCGTCACCGACTCCGTCACCTACGACGACCCCAACGCCGTCACCTACCCCTACCCCTACGCCGTCGGCTACACCTTCACCTACCGCTCCGGCACCGTCACCCACTCCCGCCCCTGCTCAATCTGTGACGCTGGAGAGCCAGGCGTGGTGGAGGCTGGAGGGGATCGAGGTCCCGAGCGAGACGGGCCAGCACGTTCACCTGCGGGCGACCGTCCCGGCTGACGGTATCCCCATCGACGGCAAGATTGCCGTCCCGGTCACCGTCACGCTCCACAACCAGACCGGCAAGGCGAC